CCTTTACTCTCGGCATACTCCAACGCTTGCACGTGGAGATCAGCGGTTGAGGGGTCGTAGATATAACCATCAGCTGAAGGTGTGATTGACTTCTTAGCTGCTGGAGCAGAAGCCTGGGTTGCGAATTCTTCAAAACTTACCATTGAGGGTAGATTCTCAAGGACATTTTTAAAGAAATCAAATTGTGAAGTCTTACCTGACTCCGAGAAGTTCACGGAATTCTTATTATTAAGAGTTTCCATGAAACGTACTAGATCAGTTTTAGGAACGATTTGCTGAGTAAGCTTGCCATCCCCATAGAGAGTTTCGCAGAAATCAGAGATTTCCTTCTCTCTCATCAACTTCTTCTGTCTGGCAAGTTCTTCTTCCAATTCGGCTACCCGAGCTTGTAGATTGCTCTGAACTCCCATAGCTTTTTCGCTATGATCCAGAGTTCCTGTAGCCTCTTCTGGTGAGGTCTCTTCTGCCATATCGCTCATTTTCTTTTTCTCTTCTTCATCCTCGTCCTCTTCATAGCTCTTGCATCCTTCACCATTATCAGAAACTTCAGTTTCTTCCTCTGCTTCCTCTTCGGCGTAAGTTTGCTCTCCCTTAGGTTCTTCAGCACCCTTTACTTCTTTGGAAGTGGGATGCTCAGCTTCAGATGGCTTTTCACCTTCCTTAACCGTTTCACCCATATCCTCGGTTTCTTTCTCTTCATCTTCATCTCCCCCTTCATTTCCTTCCTTTTTAGCTTCAATAGCCTTTTTAAGTCCTTCGGGCATTTCGCCATAAGACATTCCATCACCTTCCATCATGGAAGCAGCATCAGTTTTAAGAGCTAGAGCCTTGATTAGCTCATCAATTTCGTATTCTGAGGCGAGTTGAGCGATCTTTTGATCATCTCCTTCCATATCTCCCGACACGTCGTCGGTTTCCATTTCAGGACCCTCATCTCCACCTTCTTCAGCAGGCTCAGCCGGTGTATCAGCACCAGCCGGAGGCATATCTCCACCTTGGGTATCGGTATCTGAATCCATGGCATCTGGAGTTCCGTCGCCATCATCATCAGAATCCATGGCATCTGGAGTTCCGTCCCCGTCAGCATCGGTGCTATCAGCATCGTCAGTAGGGGGCTCATCAGCCATACTCATCATGGGATCTTCGGTGGGCATCTCTGCATCCATGCCATAGTCCATGTCATATTCAGCAGGTGCGCCGGTTTCAGAGATCTTATTTCCGTTATCATCGTATACATTAGCGCCAGATGTACCTCCGCCACCAATGTTAATATTAACAGTCATTCCCCCTTCGGAGTGTTCGATCACCGAAGTAGGAGTTTCTGTTTTGGTTCTTTTCCTGGCCATAGTTTGATTTTTTCCTAAGTTTTCTTTAAACGAAATAGAAGACTCCCCTTCGGAGGGGGTGAATGTGATAGTTTCCGAATCGGAAATTTCGGAAAAAGCGGTTAGCCCTTTAACCGCTGGGATTGAAACCAATCCAAGATGCCTAAGGGCTAAGTTCCCAGGTGTGGGATTTGTTTCCGCTTCTGGTAAGTAAAATGAACTACTTACTTTTTTAAAAACTCCATCTCGTATTAGCTTTTCGGCCTTGGGGGTAAGTTCGACCTTACCCCAAAGCTCTTTGCCTTTTCTCCAGACTTTACGTACCCAACCAAGAGCGGGAGTTCCGTCATCTTGGTCATGGCCAATAATCAACGGAGCTTCATGCTGTTCTGGATTGTATGTATTTACAACCTGCTCGAGATCATCCTCAGTAAAGACCATTTTCTGGCCAGTTGAGGAGATCTGAGGACCAGCCCTAAACATCTCAATAAATACAACCTTTCGGGGTTGTTGAGATGAAAGAGGCTCTTTAGAGTTAAGTACGTGTTCTTTCATTTATCAGAATACTGATGCAGTATTGAGAAGATAATTAAATCTTTCTTCATTTCTGGAGAATGAGTCGCTCAGTTGAGCCACTTGTCCCGCGGGGGTTCTTACGATAGTAACGAGTAGACGTTCTAGAGTTGGGCTTGTGGCCACATAGACATCGAGTCGTACAGATCCTCTTTCAAGGTCTTCGTTAGTATTATTAGCTGAAGAACAAACCACAAGATAGGCCTGTTCTGGTCTCGAGCCAAATAACGCGCCTTGACGGAAGAATTGTCCACATACCTGTGAGGCAATAGACTTAACTCTCGCGTATACTGTGCCCGCTGAATCAATCTGCTCAAATAGGATGTCGTCAAAACTACGTCCTAGGACATCAATGAGAACATTGAGAATAGCACGAGTATTAACAAATTTAAACAGAGGATTGGGGGAAAGAGTTCTAGCTCCCCAAGTTACGATACCGCGGTTAGGAAGTGAACGAATTGGGTTCAGACCTAAGGCATAAGTAACTTCTTGTTGCTGAGCAGAAATTTCAAATTTCAGTCCAGCTGCACCACGTAGTGGATAACGAGCGCCGGCGGGAGGTTGCTGGAAACCTTCATTGACATATCTCGAACAGGCAATACCTGCTACATAACTTGAAGGAGCAATATAGCGATCATCAAGATTCTTCACATATGGGGCATAGAACGCGCCATGGCCATATGGAGCACCAGCGATACCCTTGAGATAATCAAGTTCATCTTGGACATTGGTGAGAGAAATCTCATCAGCTCCGCAGTCGATCAGAGCGAGATGTTGTGTTCCAACGATTCCTTCAGTAGAACCGAGTTTACCCTCTGCAGCCTTAAGAAGGGCTTGAGTAACTTTAACCCGCTCTTGACGAGCTTCGGTTTTGCTTGCAAGATCACCACCAGCCTCATATGTGAGAACTGTATAAGCCTCAGGAGCCAAGAGGAAACCAGGAGCTAATACTCTAGAATCCATACCCTGTTCGATGGCATAGACAAAATCATTTGCCTTTGCATTTAGAGTGTACTTATATGACTCATAACCGGGGTTCTGATCAACTGAAACTAATTTGATAACATTAGAGTCGGGAAGACCAGCTCTTGTTGTTCCAGGATTAATCGGAGAACTTACGCCATTACGAGAAGTTACCTTAACCTTGAGTACATATTCATGCGAATAGAAACCATTAGGAACTGATTTATCAAGCGCGTAAGAAGCACCTGCTGTAATAGTTACATTTGCGGGTGTTACAGTGGCTGTGTCATTATCTGTTACGCCAGTAACAGTGAATCTAATTCCATTAGCAGTGAAGATATCACCTTCAGCGAGTTCAGTTGTAAATGAGGTTAAGGTTCCTGTTACGGTACCACCACTAATTGCAATTGAACCAGTGAGTGCAATTTCATCAAGTTCTGGACGAAGATACGGAGCACCTGCATCGGCTGTAAGAAGAGCAACTTGGTGACCATTGTTAGGAACGTAGGTGTCCCCAGAAACATTAGTTCCAGTAGCAACTGCTTCAACTTCATAATATCCATCAAGTTCTTTCTCGGTTAGGATTGCTTGAAGTTGGTCTCTAAGAGCATTAGCTAGATCATCTGGCTTAGCTCCATTAACAATGATTACGCGATCTTCACCAGCTACATTGACATAAAATGCCTGAACTGAGTCGGGAAGATATCCATTGCGAGTGGTTATGCCACCAAGAGTTGTAACTTCGCCACTTGGAACTGCATCTTGTCCACCACTTTGAATCTTGGCAAAAGTCGTAGTGCCGAGGTCGTAGGACCAGTAAGCAGCACTTGCATCAGCCCAAGATGTAGGAACTGTGTTTCCGGTGGAAAGATCCTTAGAAACAGCAACGATCTTATTATCAGGGATAGAAGCAGCATCTGCGTACACGTTCTGATCGATTAAGAAAGCCTTAACGATAGCAGACTGATCAGTCGCGGGATCATAAGCGAGTTTTCTAACCATTACAGCAGCTCCAGGAGCACCTGTAATCTGTACAAATGTGCCTCCAGAAGATGTTGCGAGTTGAATCGCATTTCCAGACTTATTAACTACGTAATATACTGAATTAAGTGTAAGATTTAATGTTCCTGCATTTGTTGTTTCAAGAACAACCTTATCACCATTGGCAAGTCCAGTTGAACTGTCTAATGTTACAGTGTCATTAACCGAGTCAAAAGCCGTAGTTCCGGCATTATATTCTGTAGAACTTTCAAGAAGGAAAGAACTAAGTTGACTTCCAGATACAAAGAGTACACCCTCCCCTGTAGCTTGGTCTCTAGATACACAACGGAAGTTAATCTCTTTTACCGAAGTATAAAATTTAACAACAGACTGCGTATTAAGATTTAAAGGAGAAGCGTAAGTAGTATCGCTAAATTGATAAGCTACAAACTTATCAATCTGAGGAAGACTTCTGGTATCTTTAGAAAGAATTCTAAATTTACCCTGAGTTGCCTCGGTGGCATTCTGCTCAATGCGATAATAATCAGCGAAACCATCACCGTTCCCAGCGAGGAAAAGGTATAGATCACGAGCGTTATCTACTGCATCAAGAGCAGTTGTTGTGATTACACGAATTTCATCACCCTCATTATCGTTAACTCCGATCGGGGTTCCGAAAT